GAACCCCTGAAAGGTCAACCGATTATTCACGCCCCCCCCGTCGCCTTAGATGATTATCCCATAGTTTAAAATACCCTATAGTTAAATAAAGGGGTGAGTTACCAGAGCCCTTCTAATAACGTCAAAGCCTTGGATTCTTATCGATCAAAGCATATATTCACGCGTTTTAACTATCCGAAGCATAAGCAAAATATCATCACCGACCCACGACACACCGCGGCGGGAAAAGTAGGGAACTTCTGACAGGTTCGCTCCAGCGTTTCCAGCGGAATCGGCGGGGCATAAAAAGAGCATCATCAGAACCAAGTTTCCGGCCAAATCGGACGGGCATAAAAAAGAACGTTATAAAAAACGACCAAATCACCGCTTTTTGTTACACACCGACCCCCTTGTAACAAAACCATATCGCGCGACCTGTTAAACAAAGTTAAAAATAGTTATTGACAGTAAAACAAAAAGAACGTATATTCACAATTGAAGGGAGACGGAAACCATGAAAAAAGCAATCGGATACATCAGAGTTAGCACAGAGGGACAGGCAGTTGACGGAGTGAGCCTTGACGCACAACGCGCTAAAATCAACGCCTGGGCAGACTTAAACGGATATGAAGTTGTGATTCATTCCGACGCTGGAATAAGCGGAAAGCGCGCCGATAATCGGGAAGCATTGCAGACCGCACTTGAAGCAGTCCAGAGCGGAGACGCCCTTGTGATTTATTCCTTGAGCCGATTGAGCCGAAGCACAAAGGATACAATCGAAATCGCAGACCGTCTGGAACGCGCCGGAGCCGACCTTGTGAGCCTGTCAGAGCGGATCGATACCACGACCGCCGCCGGTAAAATGGTATTCAGAATGCTGGCAGTCTTAAACGAATTTGAAAGAGACCAGATCAGCGACCGCACAAAAGCCGCCCTTCAATTCAAAAAGACCAAAGGCGAAAGAGTTGGAGCCATTCCGTTTGGTTATGAACTGGCAGCAAACGGAGTGAGCCTGATTGAGAACACAGAAGAACAGGAAGTCATCAACGTAGCAAAAGAACTGAAAGCGTCCGGATTGAGCCTGAGAGCAGTTTCAGCCGAACTCACAGAACGCGGATACACCGCCCGGAATGGCCGGAACTTCCAAGCAACGCAAATACAAAGGATGCTGGCAGCATGAAAAAACACCTTGACACAGAACGAATCCGGGCAGCCTTGAGCCGCTTGGATCGCCTTGCAATCGATCACCCGGAGTTGATACAGCCGGGGGAAACATCAGCCGATGAATGGATTGAAACACTGGAGGGAGCCATGAAGGACATTTACACGATAAAGGAAGCAGCGGACTATTTTAAAGTGCATCCGCAAACACTACGCCGGGCAATAGCCGCTGGAAAGTTGAAAGCAGCGAAACTGGGGAAGGATTATAGAATCTCGAAAGCAGACCTGATTGAGTATTACAACGCAATGGGGGGAGTTAGACTTGAACAGGAAGAGGTTATTGGCTTAAAATAACCACAAAGATAATCTCGAATTGATATTAAGACAGTTGTTATTTTACTTAGTTTTACACTTGCTTGAACGCTATATATTGTGCTAGTGTTCATAAATGATAGCGACGTTAGTCGCAGGGTACAAACAAAACCCCGGGCCGCAATCCCGGGGCTCACAAGGCGACAAGGTGCCTGATGTTAGGTTCAAGACCTGAAATAATCTTACTAAGAATCCTTAAAAAACACAATACTAAACAAAAAGATTGTTTCAGATCGATAGTCAACACAGTTGACACCTTGTCCCGAGAGGGGACAACGGATGATTACATTCAAAACATTATGCAGAGCCTTTCAGGTTCACCCGGCTAATATTTATCAGCTCGAAGCAAGGGGAACCCTACCAGAACGTGAACACGGAAAAATTACTTTTGATTACGTTCACGCCCTAGCAGAACACCGGAGCAAACGCGCCCCACTTCCAGACGCCGCCCTTGAGCTTCTGAAAGGTCTGGAGGTCTCGAAATGAGCCGGGCAATAGCAACCCCTTACCCGACCCGGAAAAGGCCGTCTCAGGTTATTCCGGATAGCGTCCGGATCATTACACCACGCCGCCCCCGGTCACACTGGAAAAGGGGGAACCGATGAACGCAGTAAAAGAGCGAGTCACCGCCGCCGGTTTGGATCATGCACCGCCAGAGCCGGAGCGATTTACAAGCGATGTAATCATCAGAGCGGTAAATGCTAATGAGGACGGAGACGCATGGTTATACAAAACCCTTTTCAGGGATCGCATGGTGTATGACCACGCTGCCAAAGTCTGGTTTGTTTGGTCTGGTCACTACTGGAAAGAGGACGAAGTAAACCGCGCCTTGGAATCAATCGAAGAGGTTATAAACCTATACGAGAAAGAACACTCGAAACAATCAACCTTAGCAGTGGAAGAAACGAAAAAACAAAACAACATAAAGGCCGCAGATCACAAAAAGACCGCTTCAGATATCTTTAAACGTATCAAAGATTTACAAAGGTTATCACGGAAAAAAAACGTCCTTGAACTTGCTAGATCGGGAGAGAAAGGTTTGGGAGTTTCCGGTAACAACACTTGGGATCAAAACACTATGTTACTTGGATGTTCAAACGGGATCATCGACCTTGAAACCGGAAGTTTTTTAAGTGGTCTTCCTGAGGACTACATTCAGAAAATCACGAATACTGAATGGATACATATCGATGAACCCTGTCCAGTCTGGGAAACGTTCATCATGCAGATTTTTAATGAGAACGCTGACCTTGCATCATACTTTAAGCGTCTCATGGGTTACGCCCTAACAGGTAAAAATACAGAGCATAAATTCCCGATACTTCACGGGAGAGGACGGAACGGAAAAGGAACAGTCCTTGAAACTATTCGTTACGTCTTGGGAGACCTGGCCGGATCAATACCAGCAGAGACTCTTTTGGATCAAAAGCAGCACTCATCAGGGGGAGCCGCAACGCCAGACCTTATGGCTTTAAGAGGCCGCCGGATCGCATGGGCAAGCGAAACAAACGAAGGCCGCCGCTTCAATATCGGAAAGGTGAAATGGTTATGTGGAGGGGATACAATAACAGGTCGTCACCTGTTTGGAAAAATGGCCTCTTTTGAGCCGACCCATACCTTGTTACTCATCACGAATCATAAACCAAAAGCAGACTCATCAGACTACGCATTCTGGCAGAGAGTCCACCTGATACCGTTTGAGCTTTCATACGTTGACGAACCAAAGGAATGGTTTGAACGGAAAGCAGACAAAACCCTTCTTGACAAGCTGAAAGCCGAAGCATCCGGAATCTTGGCTTGGCTAGTCCGGGGATGCCTCGAATGGCAGCGGATCGGATTAAGCCCCCCTGAATGCGTAAAGTTGGCAACCGCTGAATATCAAAAGGATCAGGACACAATACGCCTGTTTATCGATGAATGCTGTCAATTGAATGCTGAATCAACCGCCAGAGCCGGGGAATTATACGAAGGTTATGTTTCATGGTGCAAGACAAACGGTATGTATCCGGTCAATTCAACGCGGTTTGGAAAGCACTTGACAGAAACATTACAGATCGAAAAACGCAGGGGTAAAAAAGGAAACATTTATATGGGGATTTTATACAACGAATACCCGGATGATGACTTTCCGGTTTGATGGTGTAGGGTGTGTAGGGTGTGTAGGGTAGTACAAGGAAGTTTTTTTAAAAAAAAACGTGTTTCTCATGGATACTTTCCAATACTAGTATACATACCCTACACCAAAAGAGCCTTTAAAACGTTGAAAAATTCTATTTTATCAAAGATTTATATCAGGTGCATGGTTTATAGCAACCCTACACCGAAAGCGACCCGATGAACTTATTAACCGCCCTTGAAACCGATGGACACCACCTGAAAAAGCAGTCTCAAAAAGAGCTTGCCGGAGCTTGCCCATGGTGCGGAGGTAACGACCGCTTCATAGTCACCCCGACCGCTGGGAAACGCGGAGACGGTCGTTTTTGGTGTAGGCAATGCAAGCGGAGCGGAGACGTAGTTGACTACCTAGAACACACCCGGAGCGTCTCGAAAAGGGAAGCATTCTCGCTGGCAGGTCTCGAACTTCCAGCGGATCACCGCCGCCGACCCTTGCCGAAGTCACCACCGAAACCGTCCGGGATACAACCGAAGGACTACGCCCGCCCTGATAATATCTGGAAGAGCCGGGCAATGGATCGGATCGCGCTATCAGTCTTGAGACTTCAAAGCGACGCTGGCAGCAAAACCAGAGACTACCTGACAGGGAAACGCGGCTTGACGCCTGAGACAATCGACAGATCGCACCTTGGATACAACCCCGCCGACATTCACGACGACCCGGAAAACTGGAACCTTGAACGTGAAAAGTCGGTTTGGATACCAGCCGGGCTTGTTATACCTTACAGGTTTGAACGCCTGAGAATCAGAACAGGGCTTGCAGATCGCCGTTATGTAGTGGTCTCAGGTGGATCAACCGCGCCGATGATACTTAGCGGGAACCCGGAGACCTACATCATCACGGAAAGCGAACTTGACGGCCTGTTACTTCATCAGGAAGCAGCCGACCTTGTAACAGTCATTGCACTTGGCAGCGCAACCGCGAAACCCGACCCGGAGACATTCCACGCCCTGAAACGCGCCCGCCTGATACTGTTCAATATGGATTATGACGACGCAGGGAAAGCAGCCGCCCGCCTATGGATGCAGACTTTCCGCACGGTAAAACCCTGGCCGACGCCGACCGAAAAAGACCCCGGAGATTATCACGCAGCCGGAGGGAATATACGGGCTTGGATCGCCGCCGGGCTTATTTGTTAAACATTTATTTTTCACATATCATGTTTAACAAAAGAATGGAGGTGTAGTATGAAAATATTGGTTGTAGTAGTAGCAATAATGGCAGCAACGTCAACCCTTGCCCAAGACTCATACACAATTCGAGAATCGCAAACTGGAGTTAATTTACAGGTGACCGAAAACATAACCCGGTCGTTTGAAATACAACAGATCGGTAGTGGCAAGGCGTTTGTAATTTACAAAATACGCCCTATTGGTTCAGGTTGGCAATATCCAGTAGAGTTACACTTTGGTGATGACATTATTCATGAGTTTTACAGTAGTAATTTATTTGTCATAACGATTTATGATAACACCATCAACAAACACGTAATGTCAGACGCCCGCGGTAACATTCTCAAATTAAGCAGATTACCGCCAAAATTATCAAGACAATAGTTTTAACCTTATAAAATCTAACATCCCAGCGCGTAGAATGTTACAAAAAGTTATAATTCCGCTTCCTTCAAATACTTTTCACGATTGAGCGAGTCCGGAGCGTCAACCCACGCAGCCCGGAGCTTTTCCTTTCGGATCGCCGCCGCTTTCACTGGATCGATGGAGCCGGATGATTCACGAACCCGCCTTGTCTTGTCTCCGTCCGGGATCATGTAATGAATCATCAACGCCTTGCCGGGCTTGCCGGTAACACCTTTCGGAAAACTGGCAGAGACTTCACCCCTTGCCGGATCGGAAACGGCCTTAGAATCGATTTTAGACGTTTTGATAGTTTCAAATTGATTGAGCCAGTCCTTCACCTTGTCAATCTGGAACCGCCGACCCACGCCCGGAGCTTCCAGATATGGGAGACCCTTATCAATCCAGAGATACACGACCGACCGGGAGACACCGAGACACCGGGCAAGGTCAACCGCCTTCAATAGTTTATCCATGATTCACCTTCCTATGAATGAACAGTTTGAGACCGCTACAGGACATATTCACGCCGATACGATACGGAACCGGATCGCAGGAAGTCAACCGCACGGTTCGGAGCTTGTTTCATTCCATGCCGAAACCGTCCGGGAGTGGATCGGAAACGGGCTTGTTATGTTCAGACTATACACCCCTTACCCGGATCATTAAAACGCGTCCTGAGTCAATCTGAAAAGAATTTGATAGTTTTGAACGTCTTGGCAGTAATAACTGCGAAATAACAGCGGATCATCAGCAAAACCTGTAAAAAACCTGTAGACCACTCCGCAGCAAAGGCAGCGGATCACCACAGAAACTGGTAAATAAACTGGCACAGAATCTGCAAAGAAATCTGCAAACGACCTATAAAAATAGGTCAATAATAGATGGACTTTTCAGAAGCTATAAAAAAGCGTGATTGCACCCTGAACCGGATCACCGCCCGGACATATAGCGCGCCCTGACAAGGTTCATCAGCGGAGCGATATCATCCGGAGACGTGAAAGCAATCGATACCCCTACGCCCGTTTTAATAGAGTCTTGCTTTCGGAGCTTGCCGGAATAAATGAAGTGGATCACGCCGGAATCATCGACCCCGTACGGTCTGGAATGTTCAGAGACCGGGAACCCCTTCAACCTTGCTATCAGATCAGCAGACCCGGACGCGACACCATGACAATGACCCGAAGCGTCAAATACATGATACCGCTTGAGCCGGGCTTGTCTCCACGCCTGAACCGCTTCCAGATCGAACTGGAACCGAGACCGCCTGACAGTGTGCGGACACCCGGACGCGACCCAACGGGAGACAGTCGCTTTCGATACCTTAAAATGTTCTGATAATGCTTTACTGTTCATGGGTTAGAGCCTTTCAGTTACAACCTAGTGTCTCATTTTACGCCGGGAACCCCTGAAAGGTCAACCGATTATTCACGCCCCCCCC